ATAATCCAACTTTAAGAGACCATTCAACCTCTGGAGATTTATATTCATCTGGTAATAATTTAGTTATCCATGCGGCAGCTACAAGACCTAATGCAACTATTGGAATTGCAAATACAGCTAATAACATACCCTTTGGTCCTAAACTTTTAACAGCATTTGCTAATAATGCAAAAGTACCAGCAAATACAAAAAGTGCTAAACCTACTTTAAGAGACCATTCTATTGGTGGTGAAACAAATTTACTAGGTAATAATTGCATAATATATGCGGCAGCTACAAGACCTAGCGCAATTGCAGCCATTGCAACTGGAACCATTGCAAGAGTTTTCATACCCTTTGCGTCCATTGTAATTTTATTTTTAGTCAAAGCCTTAAGAATAAGACCAATAGACCATGAAACTGGAATAAAAATTACAGCAATTGCTAATGCTGTAACGAATGTTTGAAGATTTATAGGTACCATTAATTGAAAAACCCATGATGCTAATACAAGACCCACTGCCATACCTACCATTGCTAAAACAGCAATACCAACTACTTGAAGTGCAGCCGCAGGACTAAACCCTGTTATTTTACTTGCAATACCACCAGTCATTCCTGATTTCTGTACAGCTTCTGTTAATTTTATGAAAGGTGGAATAATAACCCAAAATAAAGCTACCAAAGCTAATGCTGTTAAGAATTGTGCGATATTAGGAACCGGCATAATAGATAATAAACCAGCAGAAATAAGTAAAGCTGCCGCAATACCGACAACCGCAAAAGCAGCTGTGGCAAAAGCACCAAGACCTGGTATTTTCATACCTCCAGATTTTACTGATTCATTTTTCTGGTTAGCTTGTTGTTTCAAAAGGTCTCTAATTTCACCAAGAATTACAGTGTGCCTTTTTATTTCTGCAGAAGTCTTATCTGCCGCCTTTTTCAAATCAATAGTTATAACAGAATGAATTTCTGATGTCGCCAACATGATAGATTCATTGGTCGTCGCTATTTGTTGTAATGGGCTTTGAAGTAAAGCTATTTCTTTATTGCTCTTCATATATTGATTATGGTATTTCTTTTACCTATAGTATATATCCAAAAAATCCATCTACTAAGATGGATTCTAAGGATTACTATTACCCCATTTTGGGTATTTTCATGCTCGGTATTTTCATATTCGGCATTTTCATATTGCTCATAGCACCGCCTGTTTTATCTTGCTGAGCTTTGTTTTGGTCTGCTTCACGTTTTAGGTGATCGACAAGTTCCTTAACAAGATAGGAGAATTCATAATATTCCATATTATCAAGCTCCGAAGGCTGCAGGTGTAGTTTAAGATATACGTAAAACTTCGTCTTAAAGAAGTTCTCCAGCGATATCTTGAACAATGAAAAGAGATTTGATTCCGTCACGAAAGTTGATGGGAATTTCAACGTCCTCCCCACCGTCAAGTTGTACAAGCATATTAGGCTGTACTCCTACTTTCATTTTTTCTGCTAATTTATAAATTAAACTATATTTCTTATTTGACCATCCATTCATCTCCATTTCAAATTCAAAGATTCTCTTCTTATCAAAACCTCTCCATTCACTTATAAGATATGGCATGATTTGAAGTACTGATTGATCGATTTCAACATTTTCTTCTTGTCTTTCTTTAATATATGATGTCATTTGTTGCATAATACCAATAGAAGGTGGTCTCATGTTAATAGTACCAAATGATTTTGTTTGAATTAAAAACGTTTTTTCATTTTTAGTATAATACTTGTCTAATTCTTTTGGAATACTAAAATATTGGAAATATTTCTTATCAACCTCTATCTTATGCATTTTACCTTTTTTATCTTTATGGTCTAATTGTAATACAGATTCAGGTTCAGGGAATGTTAAATCTCTGACTGATAGTATAATAAAGAATCTATCTTCTTCACATAAATCTTTATATGAACCCATTTTCTTACCATTTTTAACTCTAATAGTTGCTGCTAAAATTTCATTAAGTTTAGAATCAACATCTAAAATATTAGTTTCATCAACTGTAGAAAAATGTCTAATTTCTGCAACTTTAGCAGAACGTATAGATATTTCTATATTATCTGCATAAAACATACCAGCTGATGGTAAATCCACTACTGGAACATTATGATAGCCTAAATGAAAATCTGCAGATTGTGCAGAATCAGGTTTGAACCTTTCCATATTAACTTGTCCTTGTTCTACTCTTTTTTCTGTTGATTTTTCTTCTACATGCTCTGCAGAAGCAACGATTTTTTTATAATCCTCGTTCAAATCTTTGTTTTTGTCTTCTTTTTTTGCCATTATTATTTGTCTTTAAGTTTACTTATTTTTGTTTTGTCCCATTCCTTCGAAGTTTCTGGTCTTCTATCAATTTCTTTTTCTATTAAATCTCTTATAAATGCAGAAATAGATATGGGTCTTTCTTCTTTTTCTAATGCATCATTTAATATTATTCTATTAATTGTTGTGACCATTTCCTCCGACAAAAGAACTTGTAATTTCTTAGTTAGTTTATTTGTCATTGTTATTTTATATTATTAGTATAACATATTATGTTTTTGTTTCACAAAATAAAAGACGACATTTCTATCGTCTTCTAAATTATTTATTTAATTATGATAATACTTCTTTCCAAGTATCAGCTCTCCATGTCACTTCAAGTGCTTGTGGGTCTGCTGTTTCATAACTTAATTCTGCTGTCATTCCTAAACCAGATGTAATAAATGCATCTTCTAGTGTAATAGTTCTGTAAATATCTCCAGCTCTGTTAAATTGTACAACTACAATAGTTCCAGTATAATCTTTCTTAAGCCCCATTTCTCCAGTTTGTGGATCGTATTGAGCAGTATACCATTGTCTTATAGTTTTATAAAGATAAGCTTGATTAGCGTCATTTAAGTTCAATGAGAAGTTAACAGTAACGTCAGCAGCAGAACCATCTGGCATACCAGCGTAAGAACGTGTTGCAAACTTATATTTTTGTTCAACTGCAGCAACTTCTTTGTATAGTGAATCTAATCCACTAATTGAGTTGATGTGTTGTAGTAATAGACCTGAGTCTTTTACACCGGCCGGTGGTAAAATCGTAACCTCAAATAGATTAGATTGAATTGGCTCAAAGTGTTTACCCTTCTTACTAGTTTGGTCTTGTGAATAGTGCGGTAATGCCATAATTTTATTTATTTATTTTTAATATATATTCGTATTTTTTTTATAAATAACTTCCAGTTGCAATTTCTCCAGTATTAAGAACTGTTGTTCTATGAACTACAATTTCTAATCCTTTAACTGGCTCAACATAAGTATCTACGATTCCCATGTTGTTGTCAATTACCTCAGTATCATTATTAGTAGAATCCATAATGTTTTTATAGTCATAAACTCCATCTTCTTGTTTAACTGATTCCATAAATGAATCAACTAAAGTTTTAATCTCTAATCTTGTTTGAACTGTATTGAACTCAAAAACATAATCTTTAAGAATATCTGCAATTCCGTTTTGCATATAAATTAAAACTTCTCTTACATGAGCAGAACTTAATGCTGATTTAATTGATTGTTGCCCTGTTTTATTTCCAAGAATAGTTAAACCAACTCCTCTTTGGAAAACAATTGGATTTATTCCAAATGGCTCTAAAATATCTCTATCATCTTTATCGAATGTATATTCAGCTCCAACGATTCCAGGACCAGATACAACTCCTCTACGAGGACCTGCAACTATAGACCAAGGTGTAGCAGCCGTATATTTGTCAATATAGTTATTTGATACATAAGCAGCTGGTGGAACAACTTTGTTTTTACCATTATCTTTACATAATAGACCAGGTCCATAGTAGAATGCAAAGTTAGCTCCATCTGTAATTCCAGGTAAAGCATATAATGTTGTAGGATTCTGTGCTAAGTTTCCTCCATCTTTAATATATGAAGTTTTGAATACTCCATCAGTGTTCTTAAATGTAGGACCAGGAGCTGTGTTATTTTTGAAGTCTTCAACTGTAGGCGCATTCAAAATAGCTGAAGCGTTTTGTCTAGTTCTTGCAAGTGTTGAAATTTCTTTCTTAGTTAATAAACCAGGAGAAGTAAAAGTATCTATTAAATATCTATAGTCTATCATATCTTTATCTGCAAGTGCTCCTGCAAGTCCAGTTCCACTTAACATACCTAATGCATTTGGAATAGTTGCAGCAGTAAATGTAGCTTTTCCTAATGGAATTGGGAAATATTCAGTTGCAGCACTTTCAAATGATTTATAGTAATTGAAAACTTCTGCAAGATGTTGGTTATATGTTTCACCAGATACCGCAGCACCATTAGCAATAGTATTAGCTATTGCTGGAACTGTCCATTCCCAGAAACCAACATGTTGAGTAACGTCTGCGTCATTAAGGATTGGTGTATTTGCTGTAAATGATGATGATACAGAATCAATAGTTAATACTTGACCAACAATTGCACTATATGTAAGTGTATGAGAACCGATAGTTATAACACCAGCTGGTCTCATTCCAGTTAATGTTCCACTTAAAGTTAAAGCTGTTCCGTTATAAGCAAATCCATAAACTTCTCCAGTAATTGAAGAACCAGCAGCAGGTGGGTTCGCTGCTAATCCAGTTCCAAGAGTTGCTTCCCAACCAATACCTATAACAGATGTACAAGCTGTATTATCAGGAATCATATAAGGAGTACCAGAATTATTTGTAGTACATGAAGTAACGGTTAATACTTGTCCATTAATTGCAGAATAAACAATAGTTTCACCATCTACTATTAAAGTACCTTTTCTTGGCCAACCTGTTAATGTTCCAATTAAAGTTAAATTACCAGCAGCTGTTGTATTATATGCACCATCAGTTTCAACAGTCGTAACTGTTGCTGAAGTATCAATAACTGAGTGGTTTGCTAATGCGGTTGCCGTAACAGTAATTGGTGCTGTTGGTGATGCAGAGTTTGTATATACTATATCTCCAGTAGCTATCCAATTAGCCATATCTGCTGTTGCTGTTATAAATAATGTTGTATCACCTTGTGCTGGAGTATATCCTGCAGCAAATGTATTTGAAGCAGATGGAACTTTAGTTGCAGCATGGTCAACTTCAATTACATTGGTACCAGAAGAAACTGGCCAACCTGAAGCAGTTGATGTATAATTAGTTACTGCTGTAGGGTTTGCTGTTGTAGCTCCAACACTATCAGTAAAACTTAATAAGTGGTCAACTGCAGGTGTAGTAGAAGCTAATAACCAGTTTGTAGTATTTGCAATAAATAATGTCGTAGCTCCGGCAGCATGTGCAGTTGCAAATGTAGAACTTGCTACAGTAAAGTTTTCATCATCTATAAGTTCAATAGCTGATTGTTCAATTGGAATATCTGTTTTAATAATAAGTGTTAACACATTTCCAACTGTAGTTTTAGATACTTGTTTTACTTTTGCAAATCTTCCAGCATAATTAGCATTTGCAGGTAAATAATCTCCTTTTTCAATATTGATAGTAGGAGACGTAACAACTGAAAGATCGTAAGTTATTGTACATTGTGGTACATTATTAGAATCATTATCAAAAGTGATTAGTGTTGCTTCTTCAACATCACCCGTTACCGAAGCTTGTCTACCAATACCTTCATAACTAAGGAAACTAGTTTGAACGTTAGTAGCTAATCCATGACCTACTGAATTTATTACGTTTCTATTACTTGTTATATCAGCAAGAACTCTGTCCTCATCAATTGCACAGAATAAACCAGTTCTTCTAGCTTCTGCGTTAATCATTGATTCAATATAAACATTTTGACCTTCCATAGTTTTGAATCCTGGAAGTAAAGAACCTGTATATTTCGCTAATAGTGTAACGTTTCTTAAATTTGAGAACTCATCTAATTTATCTTTTAATAAACCAGTAGCTGAGAAATAATTACCAAATACAGGGTCTGTATCTAATAATGAAGGTGTAAATGTACCTTTGAATACAAAAACGTCAATCATGAAGTCAGATAAATAATCTTTGTCATGTAAGTATGTTGGAACATTTCCATTTCCATACCATTCTTCTGCTGTAACTTCAAAACCGTCTATTTCCTGAGCAGTTCTTGCAATAATTGTAAGGTCTGAATCGTGTAAATTTGTAAATGCGATTACTTTATTATTATCTGTTGTTGCAGTTGATAATAACTGAGTATCTGTTGGTTTCATGAACTTATCCATATCATGGAAGTTTCCGTATGCAGAATTTCCAGAAGCAGTTAAAGAAGCACCTCCAGCATTGTTGTCTGAACCATCAGTATACATAGATACCCAATTTCCAGTATCTGAACTAACATCTTTTAAGTTTAACGCAAGGATAGGACCTCTTGTTAAAGCAGCTTTACAGGATCTGTGGAAGAACATTCCAATTTTTTCTAAATTTTTATCAATATCACCATATACATTTTTGAAATCTTCTACGTTTTCAATAAGTACTGGTGTATTGAAAGGGCCTTTTTTAGAGTGACCTACCAAAACTCTTAACGTTCCAACATTAATATTAGAAGTTTGAGATTTGTCGAATTCTAATCGGTAAACACCTGAACTCTTAAATTGTCTTAATTGAGGACTAATTGCCATAATTTAATAATTTATTTTTTCTTTAGTTATATATCTTGTTTATCTGCGAAATTTACTATATAATGTCGTATATATCGTACTGTAGGTCTCCAGAACTTGAATTCTCTCTATATAGAACTTCTTCCATTATATTTACAGTATCCTGTGGTATAAAATCTAAAAGTTCTTCAATATAATCAGCATATGATGTTGTATTAAAAAATTCGGTAGAATTCACACATGACATAATAATATCATCATGTCCTAATTGTGCACCATACGACCCATTCTTAAGAGCACCAAAAACTGATGCCTCTGTGATGGTTTCAAACTCATTAAGTTTAATTCTATTACCTTCTACTAATTTCTTAAAGTTTTGGCAAAATACTGATTTATTTGCAGAGTTTAATTTAAGTCCATGTTTTACTGTTTTTGAATCATGTCTATGTTTGAATCTAAGTATCATTTCGTCTTCAAACTCGTTTCTAGATGGAAATACAGTACTCATATATTTTAATAAAATACTTCCATAAGTATTATATTCTACTATCATTTTTACATTTTCGCCATTAAAAATTTCAAGAGATAGTGTATATAAAATTTTTGCAAAGTCTTCAATAGTGTGTTCATTACTTCTAAATAATGCAACTTGTTCTAACTTAAAGAAATCATACATTGCACCAGGATTTATTGAATTCTTAATATCCTCATGTTCCATTGGTTTAACTTCAAAAACATTTATAATTGAATAGTCACCTCCTGAACCTTCTGCAATATCAACTGAAAACAGCCAATATTTCTTTTTATTATTAGCATCTTCAGTATCAAAGTCTTTTGCAAATCCTAAAAATCCTTCAGTTTCTGCATGTATATTTGAAAAATCGTCTAAATCTTCCCATTTATATACATGCATTTTTTTTCTAAAATTCTTTAATGAAATTGGATTTAATAATAATAAAGAAGCTACAGTAAATTCATTTCCATATTGTCTATTAAACGCCTCTTCAGAACCTAAATTTGCAAATTCTCTTTCATACCATGCGTCATCTCTATCAGGGTGTTGCCACCAATCAATTCTAGTTGGTACATATTCATTATTACCTTTAACTGCATTACTATAAATCTCATGAAATTTATTAAATCCATTTTGAGTTGAAGTAATATTGATTCTAGAAACAGCTGAAGATGATAGCGTTGGATATACGTTTTCATAAAAACTATCTACAATTGTTGGATGCACGTGAGCAAACTCATCAAGATATAAATTATGAATTGTAAAACCAATACCAGCTTTTGCTGTAGTTGATTGACCTACAAGCCTACAACCATTATCAGCTCTCATTGACATTACATCATATTTCAAAATACCAGGTTTCATGAAAAACGGTAAATTTTCCATAACAACTTTTGCTTTATCAATAATTTCTTTAGTGGTTTCAGATTTATTTGCTAAAAGCAAAGTAGTTTTATCATAATTGAATAACATATACCATGCATTAAATATAGATGCTGTCACCGTTTTACCCATCTGTCTTGCGGCTACAACTACATTAAATCTATTCTCTTGAAAACTTCTAAGTAAATCTTTTTGATAATCTCGCATCTGAACCTTGCGAATACCTTCATCTGTCATTACAACAGCATATTTTTCTGCAAAATATATTATATCTTTAGCGCACTTAGCTATTTCGGTGATTTCATTATCAGTATATTCAAAAACAATACTACCTTTACGTAAATGCTGTTTACCCTCGTAAAAAGGCATACGAACTTGAGGCTTATATCCTTTGTCGAGTGCGATTATTAGGTCATTTATACTTTTAGTTGACCAAACTTGTCTATCACTTGAAGCATCTGAATCTTCCTTTGGAATCCATTTATTATCTCCTGTATATTCTGGCATTATTCTTTTGTTTCTTCAACATCAGTTGGATTAACATCTTCAACATCTTCTGAATCTAGACCAGTTCTAATTAACTTCATTAAATCCTTAGAACCTCTCATTGTTTTTGAGTCACTTGAATCTCCTCCAGCAGATTCAATTGCGTTAATATCATCTTTCTTTTTATAGATTTCAATATCTCTTGCAATTCTTTTTGTAGATTCTTCCGTAGCCATTAAATACATTGTTTGTGATTTAATAATATCTAGCATAGATTTTTGAAGAGTAGCAAGTACCTCGAACATTCTAGGTGCTATATCTCCGCCTTCTATAGTTTCAAGTAAAGTTGTTAAAGCTCTTTCACCAGCATTTAGCTGATAAACAAGAGAGGCCATTGTCATTTCATCAATAGCTTTTTTAGACTGAATATATTCATCACGTTCAATAATATCCTCATCTAAATAGAACTTCATAAGAGCTGTAATAGTTTTCTTTGCTCTTTTAGTAGATGCTGCTTTTAGTTCTGGAAAGGTTGGTAAAACTTCACGCTCTTTAGCTGGAAGCATTGGGTCGGTTGGTACTATTTCTTCAATAGATTCTGTATCATTCCCAATTAAACTGTCCAAATCTCTTCTTATATCCTCCGCTTGGTCCTTAATTGTTTTCTTTTTATCTGACATAAATAATTTGTTTATAGAGTATATATCTCAATTATGCTATCTAGCATTCTTGAACTTTTGATACCCTAATGATGGAATTGCATTATCAATAACTAACGCGTGTTGATTATCATAAACTACATATTGGTTTAACATATTCACCATTTCATCTTCTTCTATTGCTTTATCAAATATTCTAAGACTTGTAACGTTAAGTTTAGAACCTTTAAGAACATAAGGTGAAAGACCTCCCCATGTGTGTTGTCCTCCAATCATTGTAAATGTATTGTGGTATTCTTCAACTAAAGAACTAACATGGCCATTTACAGTTAAGCTAAATAGCTTTAATTCTACTTGTTCAGTATTGTTCTTAATATTTACAACAATACCATACCATTTATCTTTACTTAAACTTGTATTATGTGTAAACTCATGGTCGTTTCCGTCTATCACAACTGAAATCTTTAATGTGCTTATCTTAATCTGAATCCCACCTTGAACTAAATTATCACCTATAAGCGAGTATTTATTTGAATCTGTTATTTCAAATGTTGGCCTAAACCATCCAGTCACTGCAATTTGACCATTGACAATCATATTAGATGATGTTGCATATCTTAAAGCATCTGAGTTAATAGATACTCTACTTAAATCATAATGGTTATGAGAAACTGTTTGGAAGTTATTAACAATAGCTTCATCAACAATAGTTAAATTTGAATCTATATAAGTCCTAGAACCGTCTTCTAATACTCTAGAAATCGTTTGGAATTGTACCGGTTTTGTATCTTGTTTTTGCTCATCTGCAATCTCTTCACCAAATAGCTCATCTATGCCTGTTATTAAATCATCTGTTGCTGTCTCATATTGACCTTTAATAACTGATGTTCTATCTTGATATTTAGTTAATTTTAGTCTCCAATATGAACGAGAAGCATTAAATTCATCAGCAATACTAACAGAACTTACCTCGTACATCTTATTGATTATAGGTATAAATAAATAATCTTTTGATCGCGGTCTTATTCCTTCACCAAAAACTGCCTTAAATCTATCATGAACGATATGAACTTCAAATTCTGCCCATTCCATACCAAAAATATTGTATGTGTTTGCTTCTTCGGGAAATTCATTATCTGGTACTAATATTTTTATATCTTGTTGATCTGCGACGCTAAATAATGAATATTCCATTAAAGTTACGTCTTTAGTTCTATCATTTGCTTCAGTTCTGAAATAATTTACAGTATGTCCAAATATATTACTTACAATATTATTAAGTTGTTTGTATAAATTTACAGACTTATTCTGCGCATAAGGATTATATAAGTTTTCTGCCTCACAAACTTCTGGCTCAATTGCAACTCCACCTACTTCATAAAACGGATCGGCACAGTCAAGTCCTACACAATCACTTTCAGCGCCGCTAGGGACTGGCCCCTCGGGTGCATCATATGCAAATGAATGTTTTCCATGATAAATTCCAACAGATATTGGGTTCTCAGGTGGAGGTAGTAAATCTACATTAAATTCACCAGGTGCTCGGCCCTCTACCCAAATATAAAATGTTTGTGTTGCGCTTACAAAAGTTTCAGATAAAATTGTATATAGTGGCTG